CTGCGATTGTTTGTCCTGATGCAAGGTCTTTCTCACCCATTCTTGAAATGAACATATTGTATTCATTTGAATTTGAATATACAACTAATGCATACTCTACGTTTTCTTCTACGTATACTGGTGAATCAAAAGTAAATGTTGTTGCAACTGACCCGTCTGAAGAAGTATTAACTGCAGAAGGGTTGTGTGTGACTGTAGAGAATGGTAATACTGTTTGGCCAGGATATCCATTAACCATAGTTCTAACTTCTACTGAAACAGGCATAGAGGCATCTTTAGTTTCAAAGAATGTATCTACTGAAGATAAGAACATACCTCCGTCTGCTTCACATAAGAATGATTGTGCAAGTGGGTCTCCCCAACCTCTGTCTAATCTTGAACCTCTTCCAAATCTCTCACCTTCAAACCTGTCTCTTGCATCATCAATAATGATTGGAAGTTCCATTGGTGGGTCTGGCCACGATACTACTGGTGGGTCAAACACTATTGGTGACACAACTGGAATAGGTGGTAATGGGTCGGGAACCGCTGGAGTTGGGTCGGGTGCTGGTTCAGGCACTTGGTCAACTGGTGGGTCATTAACTCTCACTATATCTGCTGGTGCATCAGGTAGTGCTGGTGCTGTAGAATCGAATGGTGCAGAGTTTAAATTCTCACCCCTTCTAGACATTGACCTTGAACCTTGTAATCTTTCCATAATCACTCTACCATTTCTTGTAGAGACAACTTCAGTTTGTGAAGACTGTAATAATCCTTGTGCTTGATAAACTGCACTACCATTTGAGGCAGGATTACTTAAGTTGTATGCAGAAGATGTTATTCTCAATTCTCTCTGTCCTGTTGGGAATTTGTGAATTGAATTGTTTGGTAATTCAAAGAATGCACGTAATCTTCCGTTTCCGTCTGTTTTACAACCTGAAGAAACTGTTGTTCCTCCGTCTTGTGAGAAACTTCCACTATGAGGTCTAACAAATTTGTTTACGTCTAGATTATCAAAATAGAAATAATGGTTTGAACCAGGCTTTAAGTTAGTTGCATCAACTTCGATTGTTCTTGCACGCATGAAAGGAACAATTGATACTGATACGACTCTATCGTTTCTTGTTTCTACGAAATCTTCTACTACACTTGTTGTCACACCTGTTCTTGTTTGAATTTCAGGTGTCTCTGTAATTTCTCTAGTAATTTCTAAACCAGCAACCCATTCACCACCTTGTGCTGGGTCTCCTGACCATGAACCATTTGAAGTTGCTTGAACTTCTGAAGACACTACACTAGGTTCTCCTGCCCATGTGGTCTGCCATGAGTTCCACACTGTTCCAAGTGCATTTGTGTTATCTGATAATACTGCATCAAAATTACCCTCTCTGTTGATTCTAACTTCGGGTAGTTGTTCTGTATCTTGCCATATATCTGTTTCGGGTGTCAACTTGACATTACCTACGAATGCAAACACATGGTATGGGTTAACATTGATTGAACGAGATGCTTTACTTTGGTCTACGTATGCAATTTCACTATATGGAAGTGTTATTAAGTCTCCAGTTTTTTGATAGTTTGTTGAAGCAGCATCATTTAAAGATATATCAAAGAACTGTTGATAAGACTGAGGTCTTAACATACCCATTTTAGTATCGATAGAACACTTATAGTCGGGGTGATTTACGTCACCAATCTTATGACCTCTAAAGTTATCTACTAAGAAACCTGACTTATATCTGTCGAATCCGTCTGCATCTAAAATCTGTTTTGACTGAGTATCTTTCTCAAGTAATGATAGTGAAGTGATTCTTTCTAAGTTAGTGACCCTGTTGTTAATCTTTCCGATATCTTTCATAGTATATCGTCTATGGTCTTGTGACCTTACTCTGATTTGGTTTAACTTATTAGTATAAGGTGGTATTGACAATTCAAACATTTCGATTGCTTCGTCAATAGCTTTAGGTTTAGTTGGTGATATTGAAGGATTTCCAGTTGATACTTGGAACATTCCTGATTTATGTAAGAATATTTTATCTATTCTACCAACATAGAATGATATATCACCCACAACACTTGAACCTGATACTGGTGTGTCTGTTGCACTTGCAAAAGTGGTTGCAATACCTGTTCTACTACTTTCAAAAGAACGTCCAGTTGCATAGGCAAAAGGTGCGTATTTTGCACCTACACCTGATGCATCTGATAAGTCTACAACACTAGTTGCATCAGTTGGGTCTTGACTCACATTTGTTGCAAAGGTAGTAGACCCTATTATCTGACCAACTTGTGGTCTGAAATCAACTGAATCTGATAATTCAAAAGTTCCATCGGGTTCTAATCCACCTAAGTCTATTTTATTTGGTGAATAGACTGGTATATCTTTGTAAGGTATTGAGGAATATGATTCCACATCAAAGTAGTCTCCACCACCTGAAGATTGGAAGTAATCAAATATTATTATGATTTTATTGTTTGGTGTTGGTTCACCTGGCTTTAAAACTAATTTTGATAAATCGTAAAAACCATCTCTCTGACCATTGTCAAAGAAGTATCTGTTTGTTATGTTCGGTGAACCTGCTGTGACCGATGCAATTGTTCCTACTGCACCTGAAGTCTGACCAATAATATTTTCATTATCTGTAAATACATTATTATTTGTGTAATAAAAATATGATACATTGGTGTCTCCACTAAAGGTGACAATGTTTGCACGTGCATCTGAAGTTTGTCCTACAACTTCTTCATTAACAACGAAGGTTCCAGTTGTAGTTGTTGTAATAAATGAAGGTGGTAATGCATCACCACTAACTCCTTCATAAATTCCACGAATTTTGTATGCATCAGGAACACCCAATGTAATTTCTTTATGGTCGTATGCAGTTCCATACATATATGAAGATGTTTTTGAACCTGTGACCTTCAACATTCTTCCAGCTCTTAATGTCTTATCTCTATTAACGGGGTCTGTTATTGTAATTGTATAAGATACTCTTACAACTGCAGTATCGTTATTTGCATTAATACCACTGAATGTTATTTGTTGACCTGAACCTGAAGAAGTCACTGAATTTGAGATTGAATCGGGGTCAATTAAATCTCCTGCTGATAAACTTCCACCACCAGCAGCTTCAATCACTGCAATTGTAAAGTTATCTTTGTTCACTGGTGCAAAGGTTCCGTTTGAACCTGAATCTACTGAGAATGAACCACCACTTAACTGAGCTGTAAATTGTCTTCGTATTTGAATTGATTCACCAGTATGTGTCTTAACCCAGTTCCTTGGCCATGCAAATATGTTTGCAGTTTGGTTTTGGTCATAAAGTGTTGCACGTAATCTAGAAACTCCACCTTGATATGCTACTGATGAAGCAACTGTAAGTGTTGCAGATATGTCACTAGCAACTGAACTAATAACTAAATCTTGACCTGAAGCAGGGTTATGAACAACGTCTCCTTCTTTAAGTTCTGTAGTAAACTTAGTTCCAAAACCAGTCATACCAGTTGTAGTATCATATATAGCAGTTCCAGTTAAATTAAATGCAGAATCTAAAACTGTATGTGCAGTAAACACTTCTCTGTTTGAGTTATTTGAATCTTGAGAAACACCTCTAACTCTATCAATATTGTATGTTCTAACTGCAGTAATTCCATTGACTATTGTTGTTGCAGTGATACCTTCACTTACAATACCACTGGAAACTTGGAATGTTCCTACTACGTCATGTAATAATACTGACTTACTTGGTAAATCAATCTCTGCAATAATACCTGTTGCACCTGTTGCGAGGTCTGTTAACTTATCACTAACTGCAACTTGTCCACTGGATAGTGCAGAAAATGTGACTCTAGTAAACATTTTAATATCGAATAGATATAAATTGTAAACACCTGTTGTGTGTTCGTCAATGTTTCTAATTCTAGAATATCCTATAAGATTTCCAGTTCCTTTTACTCCTGCGACTGCTGGTGCAGTATCCCACAATTCTGTTAATTGATATGGGTCTAATGTATCTATACCACCCTCATTACCAAACTCGGGTAATGAATGAATATTTGTGACTCTTAATTTGTTCCCCAATCTTATTGGAGTGTTTGCATTATCTAATGATATTGCTGTTCTTGCTTTTTTCAGTGGAATTGAGGTTGTTCCTATTTTATCAATTTCATATCCTTTGACATATGCTTTACCTGGCGATACTTGCATAACAAAATTACTCTCAACTCCACCATTTGTAGAAGTGTATACACCACCATTAGTTGAGTCGTCTAAGTGTTCTTTTAAAGTTGGAACGAATTGTCTTACAACGAAATCACCATTTGCATCGAAAGTTCTTCGTGCCATTGTGTGTTCTATTTCATTGTATATTGGTTTATCTACTTTGAGTTCGATTAAACCTTTATTAACTCTAACTAACTCTACGAAATCTGTATCAGTAGTTGTAGTAAGAGTATACTTACTTAAGACTAAATTGAATTTAAGTCTATCAGCACCAGCTGCATTTTCGTTTGTTGTTCCTTGTGAGTTATCTAATAAACTTGAGTCTTCAGAAGAAGATATTAAATTCTCTGTGACTGTTATACCAACTCTGTATGAAGGAGCACCTGAATATTTTTCTAAAATAAGTTCTTGTGCTGGAACCTTTACAAAGAATCCTCTGATAAAGAGAACACCTTCAGAGATATTTGCAATTGAACCTCTTCCAGTTGGATTTGAACTAACTGTTAATGCATCTACTGTAAATTCATTATTGTTTGATGAATTGGCTGAAATTGCACCATTTTCGTCTACAGTGACTTCTTGTAGTTCTTCTCCTGCTGAGAAAGTAAATGAATTACTTGAGTTGGTTCCTTGTGATTGATATCTGACAAACAATGTAAGTTTGTCGTCTGTTGTTTCTGCAGTTGATGTGACTACTTTACCAACAACACCTGTTGTTTTACCTTGTATTATTTTTCCGTGGAAAGATTCTCTATATGTTTCAACTGAAGTATCACCATTGATATTTGGATTGGAAGACTTTACTTTAACATAGTAAAGTTCCATATCAATATCAGTTTGAGCACCAGTGACGATTGACCCTTCTTCAAATATATGATTACCAAATCTTTCGATTTGATTTTGAAGGATTGATTGTGATTGAGTTAATTCTCTTGCTTGTAGTGGTCTACTTGCACGGAATAAAACTTTTTGAAAGTTTTTACTCTCACTGTAGTCGTCATAATAGGGTGATATATTTAAATCAGTTTTCTCTGCCATTTTAACTCTCTTGTAGGGGACTTTGTGTCCCCATTAAATTACATTTCGATTATCAGTTTGATATCTTCGATTTGGTCTGCAGCTCTTGTCACTGCACCTCTGTTTTCAACATACATGATTTGACCTGAATATCTTTCTACTTCGGGGAATGTTCCGTTTACTGAATTTACATTTCCTACTGAAGAACCACCAACATAAACTGAATCAGAACTAGTGAAGTCTACATAACCACCAGCACTATTTGCAACTGGGACATGTGAAACAACTAAACCACTGATTGATACAACTCTAGAAACTGCAACACCAGTTCCATCTGCAGTTGCAGATAGTATTAGGTTGTCTACTGAAAGACCCGTCACACTTGAAAGTGTCATTTGTGAATATGCAGCTAGTGAAGTTGCAGTTGCAACTGTTGTTGTTCCTACAGTGAATGGGTCTTGTATTAATCCAATCCTTCTGAAGTCGTTGTCAATTGGGAAATCTCCAGCACCTTCTGCAAACTCTAATCTTGCATTAACACAAACAAAGTTTCCACCAAGTTCTTGAACTGGGTCTGCACCATGTCCATAGAATGGTGAAATAATTGGTTTTAAGATTCCACCTGAACCACCACCGATTCCTGAAATACCATCAACATTAATTGAAGCACGTTTATAACCTGAACCAACTGCTGTGATATCTACGTGAACCACTGCACCTGATGATACGATAACACTACATGTTGCACCTGAACCATCTCCTGCTAATGGAACACTAGCATACGTTCCGTCTGTATAACCTGAACCACCTGCTGTGATTGATACGTGGTGAATACCTCCGTTTACTGCAGAGTTTTCTACGTCCCATTGTCCTGTTCCGTCATCTGTTGCAGTTGAACCAATTGCACCACCCGAACCTGTTCCGTCTACTGAGGCAACTGCACCAATTGTTTTAACTGGTATAAAGTCGTTAGTCACGAATTTAATTGTTTCTGAGGCAGAAATAGTATACATATACTTCCATACATAACCACGACCTGAGGCAGCGTTTGAATCGGCAGTTGTTATCAAAGTAGTTGCACTTGTTCCTGTTGGTTTTACATCTGATACAACGACTGCACCTGATGAATCTCTTCCAGTTCTAATACACTTATACACATGGTATTCATCTGTAATTACAAAGAATCTTGAATCATATAAGTTATTACTTGTAGAAGCTGGTGAAGTATTCGTTGCACTATAATCGTGTGAATACTCATCATATGAAGTTCCTGAAGTCCAATCATGTCTTGTTAGACCATGTGATACGTCTGATGTAGAAACCTTTTTCATTGCAATCATGTCTGCATATGAATCTATTTCCTCACCAACTGCATTCGCAGGTGCTGGTGGGTTGTTCTCATCAGTCCAATCGAATGAACGTCCTATGAATATATAACTTGATGAGGCACTCTCACCAAAGTCTTCCTTAAATTGTTTCGCATTATGGATTCGAAACTTTTCCGTTATTATTGCTGCCATTTTTTTAATCTCCTCAGACTATATTAATACTATTTATAACACTATGCAGACTTAATGTAAGAACTAAATGCAATATTAGTCCTTAAATTTGGAACGTCTGAATAATAGTTAACTGTGTGTTTAGGGAAATAGGTGTCAAGGTCTGAAATACTAATACCCTCGGGTTTAGATTCTTCACTCATTATATTACCTGTTCCATCTTCTAATGTAAAATCATCACCATCTGTTTCTTCTTTTAGATAGTAAGATATGTTATAAACTTGTTGTCCTGTTATGGTATTTAGACTTCTTAAAGAACCACCTAATGGTGCAGATGATACTAAGGTATGAGCTCTTTCTGTAAAGAATCTCTCTATATAAGTGTCATCAAAAGTCTCGTCTTCCATAATCACCTTACTATTATCTTCTAGTAAGAATGAATCACCTACGATATCACCTGATTGCATCTCTGCATCTGTTGGTTCAAGTGCAAAAGTGTAAACGATTTCTTCGTTCTCAATCCTACCACCATCTTCTAATATCAATAGTTCTTCTTGTGAACTTCCAACTGATACTACTTTACCTTTATCAGAAGGTCTTCTTTCATTACTTCTTACTACGTAATCGTGGTCTGCAGAATCTAATGCAAGAACTGTTTGCATTGCATCTGAACTGTCTTTAGTAATACTTCCACCCATTCCACTATGGAACTGACAATAGTAATATAAATTTGTTGGTGTAGTTGTAGTAATTCTTATCTCAACTATGTTATTACCAATAACTCTGACACCTGTTGTATACTCTGAACCACTGTTATGTGTTCCGTCTGCAGTTGTTGAAAACTTGAATGGGTGTCCAGTAGAGTGTGTGAAGTGATATATGTGACCATTCTTTAAAGTTAAAGGTGCATTGTTCACCCCGTCTATTTGGTATACGTTTTGAGAACCATTATTGACAACTGACACATTTTTTGTTTGTATATCGTTTCGTTGTTCTGTTCTTCTTGTTTGATATGAACTTGCAAGTGCAACCGATTTGATTCTGAAAATATTTAAATGTCTACTTCTCATTTCCGAATCACCATATTCAGTGTTCGGTGCTGTTATTGCACCACCAGTTCTTGGGTCTGTATCGGGTGAAGGTATTGATTCGGTTTGTAAAACGACCAATGGGTCATTCATTTCTGCATCAGTAGTCCAAAGAAGTATCTGTCTCATTGAATTTGCAAAGGCAGTTGGATTGGTTAAGACGGGGTCTCCATTCATTACAATTGTAGGTCTAAATTTAATTTGTTCTTCTACAGTTGTATCAACTGTTTGTTTGATTGCAACTTCACCAAAGAATACGTGTCCAGCAGGGTGTAATAAATCCTTGACAACTGACCTATATTTGTTTATACTTTCTCCAACCTTAATAACATATGAATGTGTTTGGTAGTATAAACTATCTTGTATATTAGATGCACTTGCATCAAGTGTAGATTTATCTCCAAGTAATTGTTCTTGTATTACACCTTCACCTGAAACCAAACCTCTAGCTTGATAAGGATTTGATTTTAAAATCTTAAATGTATCAACTGAATTGAAGTCTACTGTTTCATTAGATAAGAATAATCCGTCTAAATCTGTATATGTTAAAATGTGTCGGTCTGCATCATACGATACAACCTTTGCAGTTGTTCCTGATATTCTTCCCACCAATGCTACATCTTTGTTTAGATTTGCACTAGGTGTAGTAATCAACATAGGGAAGTCTGAAGTTGAATTTAAAACAGCATCTTCTGTAAACTTATGTCCTTGTTCTGTAATATTAAGTGAACCAACACCCCCAATGGTATCAGAATATGCAAATATTTTTGCACCTTCACCACTAGACACTGTTGATTGTGTGTTCAGTCTTACTGTTAAAGAAGTTCCACCAGTGATTTCTTCACCATTTTGGAATGCACCCGTATCACTTGGTAATCTTTTTATAACCAGTCGTTTGTTTTCTTCTTCAACCTTTAAAACAGTTCCCGTTGCACTTGAATTTGTTCCAGTGACAACTTCACCTTCTATGAAACCTGTCGTTTCTTTAAAGTAAAGATAACCACCAGCAAATACTTTAGGAACTTCTGTATAACCAACACCACCTGACTTAACAAAGACACTTCTTACCATAGAGTTAGTAGTTTCTAATTGAACTGGTTGTTCGTCTTCACTAAGTAATCTCATTTTCTTCGTGTAGATTTCAACCAACTCACCACCACTTAATGGAACTACAAATATAACTCTATCGTTCTTGTGTTCGTAATCAGTGACATGTGTTTTGATAATTCCGTCTATATAAACTTCAACAGATTCGTCATTGAAAATAATTGAATTGCCATTATTATCCTTTCCTGTGAATAGTGTTTGTCCAGCTGTTGCAGTAATTTCATATTGACCCCAAACAGTTGCACCTTCTAATATGATTTCGTCCCCAACGGAACCAATCATAGCTTCTGCACCACTTCCTCTGTTAGTGGATTCAAATACTACTAGGTCTCCACCTTTATATCCTGTTCCACCATCTTCAATAAATATCTCATCAACTTGTCCTTCTAAAAGACCATTGATAACTGTTTTAGAAATGGTTGCATTAGGATTGAGTTTTCCACCTGAAAATTCTATTGAATCATTTAAAGAATATAGAGAACCTACATTTGATTGTTCTAATAATATACCACCACCATGACTAGATTCTATATTTGATTGACTTCCGTCATACACTCCACCACTTGCGATTAGTGATGCACTAGAAAATTCTGCTGGTAGACCTGACTCAAATAATATGTCTCCGTCATCGTCATGTTGAATATAAGTAGAAGAGGAATCACTACCGATATCTGAAACGATACCTTTTAATACCCCTGTTGTTGTTGTGACACCATCTCTATCTACTAATGTGACCTGTTGGTCTCTTAAGAAAGTTCCTTGATGGTTATCAGTAATCTCTAAAGAGTATTCCCCTGTTTCTGTATTGATTGGGAATACATTTTCTACAATTGACTCTGCTTGTATTCTATTTGTAGCAGTATATTGAGTTATCTTGTCTGTTGAACTTGGTGCAACTCTCAAGTCACTCATTTCAATATTCACTCTTCTTTTTTGAGAGTAATCTGATTCTGATGTGTAAATTGTTTCGTTATCGGGATATCTAATTTCTGCATCTTCGTTGTAGAGAATCCTCATTAAGAATTTTAATGATTCTGCAGTTCCCTTTTCTTTGTATAAATCTGATATACCTTTTATTGTTAACCTTTTGTTTTGTGTTTGTTTAAGGTCTAACGAAGGTAAGAAATCTGTTTGGAAGTGTTGTAAAAAATCTTCAGACGTTCTGTCTATATCTGAGTAGTCTAAAATCTTGTTGTTTGCAATGATAGTATTTTCTTTATAATCACCAACTACACCAGTCTGTTTTGATTCTCTACCTGTAATTGTTTCCCCTGTTGAGAAACCTCTTCCGTGTATGGTATTGACATATACCTGTAATCCATTCAAGGAAGTTATTTTTGCAACTGATTTTGATTGTGAACCCACAACATACTCACCGACCTTCCAAGGGTCTGCAGTTGCAGTTGGGTTTGCACCACTTGATTCATAAATTAATTTTGATGACTCTGCATCAGGAGATGGTCGAACAGTTTGGGGTTCTGCTAAAATAGACCCCAAACTGTCTTCCATCATGATTCCGTCTAATTCACTCTCTGAAGAAAGTGTTATAATCTCACTTTCTAGATACTCGAAGTATGATTTTAAGAATAGTTCAAAAACTGGAGCTTCTTCCTGAATGTAATCAGGTAAAAGACCTACTAGTCTATCACTTAGTTTTTCTATTTTAAAATCAGAGTTTGACATAGTCTTAACTTAGAGTTGCACCTAGGTTTGAAATTGGGAACCAATTTGAACCATTCCAAATACAAATAACTGCATCACCTTGTCCATTAAGAATGATTTGGTCTGTTGTATCTGTTGAATAACCCCAAGATGAAACAGTGACTTCTGCATTTGCAGAAGAACTATCTGTCTTGTAGATTACTTTAATCTGACCAACGTCTGTTCCGTCATCTAAAGTAAACTCAACTGCTGAAGAACCAGTCAGTGTGATTTCACTTGCAAAAGATGATGCAAGGTTAGACGCAGTTGCAGTTAAAGCTGTTATATCGTCAACTGCTAAATGAGTTGGGATATTTTCGAATAACTGACCTATGGTCATTTTTTTGTTGACGGGTGTTCCGCCTGGGTTATCTACTATGTGTAGTAAATCATCAGCACCTATATCTGTATCAGATACCTGTGTTAATGCGCTTATCTTCTTATCTGCCATTTTAATTTTCCTCCTATAATCCAATTAAATGGGAAACTACTCGGGGGACTCCCGACCACTTGTTTCATGTGTTATTAATATGAACTGGTTGAGGTAGAAGTATACCCTACACCAGCACTGCTTTCACCACTACTAATGGTGTCTACTTCACCTGTCACCTTAATATCTTCAGAAGAAATGTCTACTAGATTACCTCTAGTTGCAACGACATCATTTCCCGAAGGGATAACTGTGAAGTCAATCGATGAATTAGTATTAACTGTTAAGGTAATATTAATGGCATTGATTGTAATCTTTCCTGTAGAATAGTCAACTATTCCAGCTGCACTATCCTGATAAAGTCTAGTTGACCCTGATAGGTAATATCTTCTTAAATTACCTTTTCCGTCATCATCAAAATAATTGATATTGACTGAGTCACCTTGGACATAAAAACCTGTTGTTGTTGTAATTCCACCCGAGTCCATGTTGTGACCAGTATGTGGATTATAAAGTTGATTACCAAAAAGAACATTGTATCCTTTTGTCTCTCCTACTTTAATTGCATTATTTTTTCTTAATCTAATATTACATGTATTAGATAGAACTGCAGTGTTAGATTCGTCTACTGATTTAAGTAGATTAGAATGTCTAAAAATGGAATCGAAGTTTTGTAGATTATCTGTATCAAACTTTTGAATTGCAGTGTTTACGATTGCTTCCAACTCACCTATTGATAAGTCCGTTGCATTCTCATTGTATTTGAATACACATGAAATTAAAATCTTAACAATCTCTGCATCAATTATCTTAGGTCTAACAGTTAACATATTTAAATCGTTTAACTTTTTTGTGACCAATGACTTTTCTGTATCTGATAGATAATCTGAATTTTGTGGTTTAAGTGCAACGAACACTTTACCATATTCGGGTGGGTCATTATCTTCTCCACCCCATACTGCAACGGCGTCTGCATTTGGATAATACTCTTGCACTTTTGCTTTATAGTCGTTTAGTGTGACTAGTCTGTTTTGTGAAGTATAGAATTTTGTTGCTTTGAACTTAATTGATTCTATACTTTCTTTTTCTGCACCACCACTTGCTGGTGAAACGTTAGTCACTGCATGGTTTGTGAATCCGTTTACAACTCCGTTAAGTGCAAATTGACTAGCACCATTTGCATGGTCTTGGTCAACTATAATATAAGTCACATCTATAACGTCTCCGTCTAATAATGACTTACCTAATGTTCCGTCACCAAAGTATATTTCAATATAACCTTCTTCATTCTCTTGTGCATAATATACAGTAGAGGTTGTAGTAATGTTTGAAATACCTGTAGAAAGTGTGTATGTTTCTGTTGCACCACCACTGGTGACTGAAACAATCATCTTACCTTTGTCTACTCTTTCATTTGATAAAACGAATTTAGGGTTTGCAAGTTGATTATCAAAAATAAATGAATCAGTTGCATAAGTTCCTTGAACAATACTTACGTCATTGTAATTATATGACGTTCCGTTTTGTGTTGGTCTTTTTGTTGTTGTGACTACAAAGTTATATGAACTTCCGTCATACACTGTCACAAAGGTTGTTCCTCTGAGTAATTGCATCTCAGTAGTTGTCGGGGAAGTTCCGTCTGCATTTCTCACTTGTTTCATTTCAAGGTTTACTATTGCAGTTGAACATGACTCAGAAGAAGGAACGAATCCTAAATCCTTTGCACGTGATACAACGTTCTTTCTGATTTGAGCAGAATCTAAAAAGAGTTCTGAGGCTGCAATGTTGGTGTTGATTGCACCAATGTGTGATGAATATGCAAGTAGGTCAATAAGAACTGACATACTTGAACCTTCAAAGTTGTAATCTTTAAATTGTTCTTGTCCTTTGAGATAATTCTTAAGATTATCTGCAATATTCTCAAAATCTAAATCTGTAATGTTTAATTGTGAACTGTTTACTGCCATTATCGTGTCCTTGAAACGTTTATTTCTATCTCTTGATTAGGAGAACCATTAGTTATGTTGTAAAAGATAGTCATGTCTAGTTTGTTATTATCTTGATTTGATAATGCAACTTGAACATTGTTGACACGAGGTTCTAAGACCTCTATTTCTTTTGCAAGTGTTATTTTCATTCTGTTTATTTGTCTATCAGTATTCAATTCGAATAATAAGTTTCTGATTGAACCACCAAAGTTTGGTTTAAAAGGTCTTTCAAATTTATTAGTTAAGACAATATTCCTAACTGACCTTTTGATTGCATCTGTATCGGTTTTTCTTACAACGTCACCTGTAATAGGGTGTTTACGAAAGAAGATATCTAAATCGGAATAGATATCCTTCGTTGCAACTGTTTTTCCGTTATTTACTAAATCTACCATATATCTATTTATACAAACTAATCAGGTTTCTTTGTCTTTCCAGCAGAAGAACCTGAAGCAATTGTATGTTTATGAGTTGAAAGTTTGACACCCTTACCTTTGACTTCTCCACTTGCAGTAATACTACTTGAATTTGTCTGTTTACCACTGACATCTAATGTCGATTGTAAAGTGGTTGCGTCTGACACTGTTAGTGTTCCAGTAATTGTTGTGTCTGATATAATTTCTGTTGTGTTATTACCAGTGATTGTAATCTTACCTTCTGATAATACGTCTGTTGTTCCTTTGAGGATATCTGCTTTTAGATTTCCTTCTGTAATCTCTGAAGTGACATTACCCTTTAACACTTTCATATCTACATTACCAGTGTTAACATTGATTGTCACGTTTCCTTTCTCTACTGTTAAGTCTGCATTACCAGCTATATAAATCTTGTCGTCCTTTGCAACTATCTGATAATTATCATTTACGATTCGTTGCACTACACTTCCATCAGGGTGAACTTCCTGAAACGTTCCTGACCTATGATAAGTTGAAAGTCTTTCTTTACCAAGTGTATCGTCCACTTCAATAACATGACCTGACTCTGATTGATACACTTTGTTATATGG